TGGGCAATAAAAACAAAAAAACTAAGTAAACCTATAACCAGAATATTTATATTAAATCATGTATTTAGTATCAGGTGATAATAATACTAAGTTAAGGGTATCTAAAGATCGCAAATATATGCTACATGAAATACCACCTTCTACTAGGATAATGTGCATAACAGGTGATACTAAGCATTATGGTTTTTTTACTTTACAGGCTTGGATAATGATAGAAGATGATTATATTATAGAACTTGGCTTGTCAAATAATTATGGTGTATTGACAGCTATTGCAACTATTTGCAAGAGAGGGCACCCAAATAACCATAGATGGGATTGGCAAGGCACAGCGGATAGTGGTCTGAGAACATACTTTAGCAATGATCCCATTTGTCCAAATAATAAGACAATGATTCGGATTGAGATAAATGATTCATGCTTTAGCCTATATGTAAATGGAGATAGAAAAGGAGAATACATAGTGGAATCATCCATAGAGAAGATTCAGATAGGATTTGAGCAAGATCCAGATGGTGATGCAACTCCATCATATGATATATTATATGTTTAGATCAAAAGTTCATTACAATATAAGTGTGGTATCACCACACTATCCTTAGTTTTATAATTAGGATATCGGCCGAAGCCCATATTTAGTGATGTATTTAGTAGAATTAAAAAGCTCCTGACCTTCCTCTGCCTCTCCTACTAGAACTTGTCCCACGTCCTGGTCTATATACTGGAAATACTGAATCTGGCAAATCATACATGAACTGGAGTATCCTCTTATAATGTAAAGAGTTGATAGGTAAATGTTGTCTTTCTCTAGGATTAGATTTTATTATGTCTATTGTTCTTCTTAAATCATCAGGACCCATAAATTGCACCATTCTTTTAATTGAACTTAAAAACAATCTGTGAAAAATCGACACATTAGCTGCTTCTTTTTCCATCATCTGTTCATCTTGTTCTTCAGATAAATCCTTAGCTAAATCATATAGCTGGTCTAATTCTTCATCTCTTAAAGAAATGTCCACTCTATTAAAGGCAGCACTTATTCTTGTTATTAAGGAATCCATACTTTCAAGCTCATCAATTATTTCATCATCTTTCTCAACTGCCTTAGGTGTTGAATCTTGTAGTCTTTCTCTTGCAGATCTACTTAATTTTGATAATTGTATAATTCCTTGATATCCTAATGCAGATTCAAACAGCTCTTTTGTCCACTTCTTCAACTCAATAGGATCAATTAAATTAGGAAAATGGCCTAGATTAATTGTACTAAAGATACTTTCAGTTGGTTTTTGATCCCTCCACAATATCCAATCTTTTAACCAATGATCCATTTGTGTACCTTGTATTAATTTAATGTTCTGCACTGATTGGCTCTCATTTGTTATTACATCTCTTTTTGATAATCTAACTGTCAATACGGTGGTATAAGGAACTCTCTCACCAGTGCACTCTTGTAAAAGTCTGATTGAATGATCAGTAACATCAATCATGAAAGAATCAGATAGAAATGGTTGATGAATAACTAATTTCTTATCAAGCATGATGGGGCAACCCTCATGTTCACTAAACTGTATTCTCCTGAAATTGTGCATTCGTCCAATCACTTCTAGTCCCCTTAACAAAATAGCTTGAGAGTAGTGTGCATTGCCAACTTTATGTTCTCTTGCCCATTCTTTCAAGGAATGTATAGTATCTGTTAGATGCACAGCACTTGAAACACTAACTCTATGAAGGTAAGTTTCAAAGTTTTTATCTGAATCAACCTCTATTTGCACTGCAATATCATGCAGATATCCTCTCCATATCCCCCTACCATAATATTTCTCTTCCTTTTTGTTATATTTCTGTTTTTGAACATAACCACCCAATAGTCCTAGATTTCCTATTCTAATCTTTTCCATAATGTCCCGTCTACTATATTTGGCTTCATCTCTCTTTTTCTGCAAATCAAAACTGTTTTTAATTATTTTGTGACCAACCATTGTTAACCAATTTCTGCTAGGATCATCTCTGGCTTCTGACTTCAATAAATCCAGACTTCGCAAAACTTTAGTTGTTGGTTTCCTAGTATTAAAATCATGATAAGCTTTAGCTAGATCCCTGTCACATAATATATACATTTCATAAGCTCTTCTAGTAGATGCACTGAGTTTCATCATAGCAAGGTCACCAAAATTATTCTCTACATCTTCCCATGCAGATCCGCTAGCAATAAGCTCAGTTTCTACTTTCTTTCCAGCTTCAATAAGATTTTTAAAACCATCAATAGAATATACTTTATTATATTCTCCAAGATGCTGATCCACTAAATTGACTGCTTCTTCTTTATTGTAGTTTCCTGAATACTTGAGATCTGGATCACTTCTCAAGAACATTTGTATGATTGCTAACTTATTCCTTTTTGATCCTATTGAACTAGTGGAGTACTCTAAGTCTTTATTTTCAACAAGTAAATCTGCCATTAGCATGAGTTTTTCTTCATATCTTAAGGGTGATTGATTTAGCATAGTAAGATTAGACAGAAGATACTTGTAATCTTCTGATTTTTCTTTCTTTTGTATATCTATAAAACCACCAGAAAACAAGATCCCATTTGAGTAGTTATTCCTGATTAATGTCATTATATTAATATTACCAGATGCTGCTTTTCCCATTGTTCCTACAAAATGCAATGTCCTACCTTTTGAAGTTGCTCTAGATAAGAAGTTAGTTAATTGAATATAACTCACAAAAGGAGATGCACTAAGAGTATCATCTATAGTATCTCTCAACCATACCCATTGTTCTTTGTACTTGGACCAAACGATTCTCAAGGTCTTAGGGTGAGCAGGCACATCTTTCTCACCAAACCACATGAATTTAGCAACTGAGTATACTGAGAAAGTTGAATTTAATTCTGTACCTGTGAGTTGAATATTTGATCTAATCTTTCTTCTTACATTTGGACCACTTCTAGCTGATCTCAAATTGAGCAACACAAAATTTGACTCAGCCTCTATGTAATCTGATTCCATTGGAAATAGTTTTCTAATAGAGCTATAGGATTTTTCTATTTCCTTCCTCTGACTATCTGTTAATCCTAATGAGTTCATTTTCCTAACATATAATGCATCATCACAGATTAAGAAAGCTATTTGTTCAGAACAATTTAAGCATTTGTAAGTTTTGGCTAGGAAAAATGACCCATCAATACCCTTTTGTAAATAGAATGATATAGAATATCCGAGACTTTTTGAAAGTTTCTCAAAAAGAGTGTTACTAGCTAACCAATCAATAGAATTGGATTCAAATTGTTCAAGATTATATTTAGTTAAAAGTAATCCTCTGGCTTGTTCGAAGTTTAATCCAACTAATAGAGACAATGATAGAATTAAGCCATCTACTCTACAATCAGTGTCATAACTATTATCATTCAACTCCTCAGAGATAGACATGTTACCAATATTAGTGCTATCACCTTTTGATAATATCTTCACAATACCAGTATTACTATGCAATAATTCCCGATATATTGATGTCTTCCTTCTCTCATCAGTCTCAATTCCACAAGACATACTGAAGAGAACATTACGAGTTATGAAATAAACTGAAGAAGCAACCCTTCTACCTAGGGTATTAGATTTAGATAGACTTTGTAGGACACCAGGACTACGCATCTTGATAGCTATCTTCTGACTCATTTCCCCCACAGTATTTGCATGGAAGAAAAGCACCTTAGGGTTTTGCTCGATCTGTGTGAATGTATCATCATCAAGATGCATTCTATCACACATTTTTTTCCACTTGGTTTTGTTCCCAAATCCTACAGATGTTGTTCGAGACAATACACCCAGATTAGCAATATCTGGCATCATTTTCCTCTTTGAATTTTCATTTTCATACTCCATTTGAAGCATAGTAGAATACTTAATTGATAATGTTGAGTTTTTGCATACCATCCATAGATTATAATTAAATCCCATAAGACCTGCAGCCATTGGATGATCTAAAAGAAAGAAACCTAGAGCTGGATCTTTTGATTCCTTTAACATTCTACAGTATGATTGCCATAGTGAGGATACTGATGATCCATACATCCGATAATGTAGTAGAGCCTGAGCAACTTGAGTCACAAAAGTGTGATAAAAGGTGCCACCTCCTTCTAGTATATCCTTAAGAGTATTTGACATTTCTTCCTGTGTTGCAATGATGGTTTCTTGTTCTGATATATTGATTGCTGCATTCACCCATCTAACAGTAGGTCTATGAGTGTCTCCAGCAAAGAAAAATTCACTATTAAATTCCATCATGAAAATTGTACCTGTTGTTGATTTGATAGACTTATAAATTCCTAAATAATCACCATATAGCTCTTTTAATTGGAAGATTCTATCTACCATCATTAACATAGCAAAGGTTTGCTTGTTATCCATTTTATTAGTGGAGAATGATACTATCATGGCACTATCATCTGATGATTCCATGCAATCAATTACCACATTAGACTGTCCATCTGGTTGAATGACTCTTGCAAGCTGGGGAAGATGTTTTCTATGTCTTTCTGAGAGATCTTCAAGAAATAATGCATGAAATAGTGAACTAGTATAGTGTAATATTCCTTGCATAAAACCAGATTCTGTCTCTATATAAGTTCTACCAGGTGACATCCATGGAGCAGTTTCTCTACCCTTAAATATTTCATGAACTTTTTTTACTTTCTCATCAATAGTATTAAGAGTGTCATTAGAATTAAACAATCTTAACAAATCATCACCTAAGAATATTTTCTTATGAAACCATAATTGTAATGCTCTGACTATAAATCCATGCCAATAGCTTGGAAGTATACGAACTAGCATAGTAATGAATTTAGATACATGATGACCTTGATTCCATTTAGATGCATCATCACTAGTACATACTGTAAAATAGCTATCACCAAACTCTTTTTTAGCTGTTATATTATGTTTGTTTGGTATTGTAAACTTATTTCCAGGATGAGTCATCGTCTCACTAGGTATTACTGCTAATATAGATCTTGATAAGTCTTCTATACACTTCTGAACAATTCTCTCATAGATATTTAAGACATAAATTTCACGAAGACCTCCATGCTGATTCTTCCTGAATATGCATATATGTAAACAAGAATTCTTCTCAACCTCTTTTAGAGATTCATCTAATAAATCTACAACTAATTTGCATCTCTCTTCTTTATCCTTTTCACTAAGGATATTCTGTATCTTTTCTATCACTTTTGATCTCCCATAATTTTTCCTGTTATCCTTACTAACAGGGAGATCATTGTCAATAGTCATGGGTTTACTCCTCTTATTCTCTCTTGGCTTATAATCATAAAACTCGGCTGAAAAGTTAGAGGAAGCCTTCAGAGTTACAAATGATTCTAAGAATTCATGAGATAAATAGTCTAAACATAGACCACTAAGATATTCTTTTGGATCTTTCACTCCAGTGTCATCCTTAAGTCTAACTAAAAAACTATCACATATTCTTTTAATTAAAGATATAGAATACATATGAGTCTTGCATTCTCCAATGGGAGGGTCATTAATCCCTAAATATTTTTTATCATCACCTACTGGTAGTTTTTCTTCATACCCTAAAATCTTGGATATTAGTTGTCCAGCTGCATTATCTTCAGGGTTTTCATCTTTATTTTTTAGATAGCCTAGATACATAGTGTTAAGCATGACATCATGATTAGGCAAATCAGACAATAGGTCTCCACTCATAGCAAATGGGTTCTTTATTCCTACCCATTTTCTGAAATCCCCACTATTATCAAGTCTAATCGGAGACTCTGTATATTGTCTCATGAGTTTAATAGAAGCTTTGATATAGAATACTTCTAGTCTAGACCTAGGTGTTACTGATAATTTTTCAAACATCTTGTGAGGCTGAGGCCAATTTGGAATCTCCACAAATGCTTCCATATGTATAAATCTAGTTCCTGTTATTACTTCTTCTGTCTGATGTTTATCATTTAAAAGAACAATTAGACAATTTGCCCACATTTTAATATGATCAATACCACTGGTCTCATTAGATTCTCCTGGTATATTAATATTTGGAGTCACACTATATTGTTCTCTCCAAAAAGCATATAAACTTAACATTAGTGCTTCACACCTAGTCCAATTAACTAGTTTCGATTGATTAGTAGAGACAAATTCTGTATATAGAAAATCTTCACCCAACTTAGACACAGTTTTGAAGGTGGTATTGATCATTTTGCAGATTTCTTGATCTTTTTTGAACAATAATGAAAAGAAGACCTTACCATCACTGCCAGTTGATTTAATAAGAACATATACTTGAAAATCTCTAAGCCTCTTTATCACAAATTCCTTGGATGTACAATTTTGTTTAACAGAAATTGACAGTTCTACAGCCAGATCAGAAATGAATTTAGTATAGATGTATGCTTGACTTTTCAGATATGTATCCAGTGAGTTTAACAATCTCAATTGGGAAGAACAGTTATGGATTTTAAGTGCTTCATTTATTAAGTCTATCACACTTTCATCCATTGTCTGATTGTGTGGTTGGAATAATTTGAGACAATCTTCATTTATGAACTTCTGTATATCATCTGTTTCTGAAAAGATGGAAAATGGCTTCTTTGATTCATTCCTATATGATTTGACCTCTGGATCATTTCTAAATTTTTTACCATTAATTCCCAATCTGGCTAGCTCAATACTTTCTTCTAGATCTAGTGTGACTGATACTCTGTTAAATTTATTCCTTAATTTCTTATATTCATCCTCCATGCTAGTGGCACTATCAGGATCTTCCATATTGATGAGTAGTTCTGACTTAGTCTCATCCATGTTAGCAAGGTAATGCATGTATCCACACATTCCCTGAAACCAAGCAGTAGCAAAAGCATTCTCTTTTTCAAAATTTCTGAATCCTTCAACTACTGATCTAACCTCAGCATGCAGTTCTAATATACCATTTAGTTTAGAGACTTTCATTAGTAAAAGGGGTAATTGTACTGGTGCTTTCATACTAGTTCTATATTTATCTTCATGTAAACTAAATGTTGATTCGTATTTATTTTGTCTCTCTTCCATTAGAGCCAATGAATTATTACGCATCTTCTCTCTATATGACTTAATGTTCAAATCATTGACACCTTTCATACTTTCCATTTTACTCATTGATTTAGAAGATAAATCTCTATCCAAACTACTTAGATATAAATAGTCATCTTGAGATAAAGGACTAATAGATTTCAGATAGTGCTCTTTGCTGTAGGGTTTCAGAAATCTGTTATCATCTATATTTCCATCTTTGTCACTTAGTTTTATACCCTCAATTACTTTCTTTATAGATGATATCTCTGCTCTCATATCCTGATCAGCCTTAATATCAAATTTAAGGTTTTGTTCAATACGTACTGCAATTATCCTTGCTTGTTTATATCGGTACACCAGTTCATCCATTGCTGATGTGGGTAATCGCATCAAATTGGTTTGCACACCATTTAATCCTACAACAATTATATAATAATCAATATTAATTTTCAACTGATCCCTTCTTGTATGTATTGCATCTCGATACTTGAGAGTTTTATCTTCCCATCCACGATTTCTCATATCACTCCTCATAATAGTATTCCTAGTTGTGAATTCAACCACACTATAATGGTCATCTGAGTGTTTAATTATCATGTCTGGTGTTTTATTGTTATCTGGATCACCTTGTATATATAAACCAGCAGATGAAAATGATTTATCTAAATCACTTCCAAACATTGCAAAAGTAAAATCATGTATTATGTTTTTAACAGATCTAATCTCACATTCATAAGGTGCATTGTCCTCAATGGATTGAAAATCATAGTAATCTTTATTCCCTAAATGATTGGGAAAGCTAATGATTATTTTCTTACCATCAGGAGATACAATTTCTTCAGTCTTCAATAATTTCAGTTTAGTAGATACTTCATAAAATCCAAAGACAGATTCATCATACGTTCCATATTCAGGATTAGTTAGATCATTTATATCATCATTATATGTATTGTACAAAAATTCTGTTGTTTTCTTAGCACTAGACAATACGGGGAAATCCTTTTCATATGTATCTTCTTCAATTGTTGTTACTGGCATACTACTTTTAACAGCACCCCAAATAGTTCCAAATTTATCCAAAACATAGATTTTTTGAAGTTTAAGGCTATCTGGATTAATTCCCCAATATTTATACAATGTAGGTCTAAAGATGACACCTTTTTCTAGGTTAATATTATCTACTAGTAGTAATGAAAACATTCCCCTTAGTTTAGATTCTAGTATTGATAAGGATTCAAACTTATGTTTGTTAATCAACTCATCATTAGCTTTATGTAAATACAATCTATTTAGTACATCAATCAAGAAATATCTATGCCCATACCACTTGCTAGTTGCTCCAAAAGAATCAGTCAAATTTCTAATAAATGATTCTAAACTATCTATCTTTTCTAACACTTGATAATTTTGCTCACAATGTGGAAGATCATTAATTTTACTAAGGTGCCATTTATCTATAGAACTATCATATATAATATTGAGTGATCCATTTCCACTTCCAGAGCACGTATAACCTCCTTCTAAACTATACTGGCCATCCTTGTATGTTAAGTATCTGATTTCCAACTTCATACCTAAATACAGAGATAAAAGAGATACTTCTTGCTGAGTTGAATAACCATTGACCCTTTTGGCCACTTCAATAAAATTTCTATCAATCTGAGGTATAGTTGCAGACAGATTATCATTAACCATCTGAGTAACACTATTATACCATTGACCAGATTCATTAAATACGTCACCTAGTGTTGTTGATCCAACCTTGAGATCCTCTATATCTGGCAATAAAATTGTATTCTCATCTAAACCTACAAAGAAATTGAATGTTGAGTTCAGTGTATGAACATCATAAGTGTAATCTACTACAGACTCGTAATGGTAATTCTTCAATCTTATGTGAATGGTGAGTTTAGATCTATCCCCGAATGTGGCACAATAGTCATCATAGGATTCATTATGAACACAAATACAAATATTCATGCACATAGCTGTGTGGATAATTGAAAAAAAGGATGCCATAGTGGGTTGGTTAGGATCCAATTCTTTAATTAAATCATTCCTCTCTTCATTTGTCCAAATAGACATTAAATACACCTGTTCTCTCAACCTATTTAGCAATCTTACATAGTTACTTGACTCTATAGATAGGCACTGACAGATTGCATTGAAGAAACATTTATTATTAGGGGATGGTGTGTTTTCAGTTTTAGCACCTTTATAAAAACAATCCACAATCTGTCCGAATTCACTATATTCAACAGATTCATATTTAAAGCTTGAAACACTTAATATTTCATTATGCAGTCCATAGTTATAGCGAATATCTGTGAACATTGGCATTATTGGATGAGAACTCATTGTATATCAATCTGAATAAGAAGAGACACTTATAGGATAATGAATATTATTTTGTTTTTGTTGAATTTGCC